AATATATATACACGAAATAAAAAAACTTTTGGAAAACTATTTTCTAGTTCAAAACATGAAACCGCTATATCTATATAAAAAGTAAAGGATGGCAAACGTTTACGCAACGACATACAGCACTCTTATAACTGCACTTCGAGACTTAGCACTCTCTGACATGGCAGTAAAGTCTTTTAGAGTCGGACCTCTTTCAGATGTAGAAATTGCAATGAAAGACGAAGATCCGCAAATGCAGAACTCTTTCAAATATCCCTATGTGCATCTTGTTCCAGTCAATGCTACAATGAACGGGAGATCTACTATATTTTCATTTGATATGATTGTAATGGATCTTGCAAAAGACGAAATCGATCTTGAAACACGGGTACACTCATCTACTCTGGAAATCACAAGAGACTTAATGTCTAAATTCAATCAAACGACTTGGACACAATTTAGATACAATATTCAGTTACCAGCAACTACTACTCCTTTTGTAGAGGGTTACTTAAACTCAGTAGCAGGTTGGACAACTCAAATGAACATAGAAGCTATCACACCGCTTAATCTTTGTGACGCACCCTTTATAACAGTATGAGTTACGTAAGTACGAAAATAGACGAAGATCTTAGAGCTGCACTGAAAGAAGTGGGGAACTATATCGTGAGTGTATTTAGACAAAAAGCACCTAAAGATACAGGCCGCTTGCGTAATTCAATTGGCTACAGTATTACAGAAACCCGTGATGGCTATCAACTAAGATTAGGCTATTTGATCTATGGAGTCTTTCAAGATCTTGGAGTAAACGGTACAAAGGTAAATCGGGGATCTCCTTTTCAGTTCCGATCACAAACAGTTGGAGGTAATCTTCCATTTGCGGTTAGAAAGTCAATTGCAGAAAAAGGGCTAAGAGCAAAAAACTGGACTGCACTCTCTACTACAGAACAAGAACAGATTGATCTTAAAATACAAGACTTATTCGGAATGGACCTAGACGAACTATTCAATAATATTCTTACTAAAACGAACGTAGTAACAGCATGATAGAATTTACCCTTGATAAGAAAAAATACGAAATCCTTGATGTAACTATCGAGCAGTACTACAAAATTGTAGACTTGCTCGTGTTAACAGAGACTGTACAAGCACAATATGAAATTATACACTTCATGTGTGGTGCTCCCATTGAAGATCTCAGAAAGCTTGGTGCTGGTGAATTTGCACTCTTATGGAATGAAGTACAGCGTGGACCTTTGGCTCTGGCCGATAACCCACCTCTTGTAAAATCATTCTATTTTGCGGACCAGTGTTATGCATTTGTAGACTTAAACAAGTTAACTATTGGTGAACTTGCAGATATGGATGTACTCAGACAAGATCCACAGCGAGACAAGAAGCTACACACAATGATGGCTATTATGTACAGACCTGCAGTAGAAATCTCTAAATCATGGTTTAAGATCGATGAATATGATTCTGAATCTCTAAATGAAAGAGCAGAACTCTTCAAACAGATGCCAATCAAAAATGTAATGGGAGCTATCAACTTTTTTTTTCATTTCATAGAAGCCTCTTACGAAAGTATTCTGGACTCTTTAATATTGACGAGCGAGACAATGGAGGAGAAGACGACTCTACAGGAAGCGAAGCAACTCATATTAAGTCTGCTAGATTCTGGACAGGGATCTTCTATTTTCTTTGCGGAGAAAACATTCTCGAAATGGAAAGAGCTACAAGAGTCCCTGTTACCACTGCTTTCAACTTCTTGGCGCACACCAAAGACAAACAAAAGAAAGAAGCTCTAGCACAAAAAGAGCTCATGCAAAAATATAATCTAAAATAATGGCAATTACTTCAGTAGCATATAAACCCTTATGGCTCTGCACCGGTTACAATCCAATTGTCTGGTCTGTGCTTTCAGATAACATTGCAGAAGTTGACTTCAGTTATGTATTTGACATATACATTAACGGAGTGAACACCGTACGTATCAGACAGAGACCTAATCCTACAAATTACGGGATGATAGATGTTTCTTCGATTATAGAACCATATTTAAACACGTCAAACTTTACACAGGGCTTAACAGAGACAGGACCGAATGACTGGTTTTGGGATAATGAAAATGCAAGTGCACACGTGTATATTAAAGTCGGAGAGCAATGGGGCCCAGACGGTACAATCTACAATGGAACTACAGATGCAGTAGGAGCACCCGCTTATGCAGTATATTCAAGTTATTCAGGTTTAGATGTTCCAGTTCATGCAATTGCAGGATCTCTTGATGATCACACTTCTCTATGGCAGATGCAAAACACAAGTGGCGGTGGAATCTGGGGTTCTAATCCTTTTCAAGGAGATCGGGCTTATGATCACGGGCTTGATCTTGCATATCCACTTTCATGGGATACTCTAGAGCGTGATATGTTCGAATTCGACAAAGGCATTATTACTTGGATCAACTGGTCACCTTGGGCTACACAGCAAAATAGACCTATTTACGGATTCCGTTACAGAGTCTATAATGCTACTGGAACTCTTGTTTCTACTACTGATGTACCTGTTATTGTTGCAGATGGTAGTGGACCCCGAAATAATTGTTCTACTTCTATCTCGGCACAACTAGATCATGAATATGATTTGATCCATGTGGTATGTGGGCCAGATGAAATTAGAGATCTTACAGTGAATCCTACACTGGGACCAGGCTGGAGCTACAGCATACAGGGTTATGAAGTAGGTAATCTCGGTTCTTGTACATTCGGAGAGCCAGTCACAGTAGAAGTCACAATTAACGTAAAAGAATATTGCGAATACTTGTACCCAAGAGCACGACTTAACTGGTTGAATTCTTACGGAGGACGAGATGGTTTCAACTTTACTGCAGAAGCAGAAGAAAATATTTCATCTACCCAAAGTTCATATGCACAAGAGCAGCTGAACTGGAGTGGTTCTGTTCCAGTTACTCAGCTGAGTTCTAATTATCCACCCACTGCTACTCTTGCAATTAAAGGTGGCAATAAGGTGTATAACAAAAACATTTCAACCACTTGGAAGCTTACCACAGACTGGTTAACCCAAGACCAAATAACCTTATTAAAGGATTGCGCTAAGTCATCACAAGTCCTCTTGTACATCAAGGGTGATAGCACAATCTACGATTATTTCCCTTATGCATGCACTATCAAAAATGCAACTTACTCAGTAAAGCTGATCAAGGCTTACAAAATGTATAATGTAACTTTTGAAGTAGAGCTTGCACAACCACAGAAAATGCAGAATAACTAACTATGCCCGTCCAATTATATGTAAAGTATCCAGATACTACAAACTGGATTGTACTTGATCAGTTCTCAGCAGAGCCAATAAAGCTGAACTTCTCGGTTTCGAATATTATCGATCCGCTGCAAGTAAGCTCTATTTTCTCTAGAACATTCCGGGTTCCACACACAAGTATAAACGGGCCTTTCTTTAGAGCAGTCTTCAATGTGAATTCTGTTTCTTTTGATGCAAGTAAAAAAGCAGACGCATACATTAATGACAATGGTGCTCTTTTCTCAGTAGGTAATATCAGACTTGATTCTATCTACAGAAATCAACAAGCCGGAGATATCCAGTATGAAATTATTTTCTATGGAGAGACTTCAGACTTTGGATCGAAGATTGGTGGTGGATTCTTAAGCGAAGTAGACTTAACTGAATACAATCACCCTCTGAACTACTCAAATATTACAAATTCATGGTCAGGTGGGTTGTTTAGTGGTGATCTTGTTTATCCCTTATGCGAATGGGGCTATGACTATGAAGATGGTCTACCCCTACAGACTACTCTTGCAGCAGGTGGTGCAAATGGATTTGTAGGTGCATCGCCACCAGCCTTAGAACAAAACCAGTTCAAACCTGTAATCAGAGCCAAAGCACTCTGGGATAAGATCTTTGACGAGACTGGTTATACTTATGAGTCTACATTTTTAGACTCTACTGAATTTACAAATCTATATGTAATTACAGAGAGCACTGCAAGAGCAGCTCTAAATGTAGACAATACATTCACAGCTACAAATGCTACACAAGATATCATCACTGGTACTTGTGGATTCCCAGTTCAGGCTGATACTGAAGTTTCAGATCCAAATAACAACTGGAATGTGGCTACTGGAATCTATGTAGCTCGAGCAACAGGTGCTTATACTTTTACTTTTAGCGGTGCACAATGGGCTTTACCCCCACCTGGAGCTGGTTCTTATACATTTACATTTACTCTATCAATTGTAGATGTAGATACTCTCGTTACATTGGCAACTACAAGCCCGACAAGTGCAGGTTCTGGTTACAATGCACCGATCAGCCGTACATTTAATGTCTCTCTTACATCTGGACAGCGAGTAGCATTTAAGTATTGTGTATCTGCAGTAACAGTTGGTATCATTACTTCTTTTCTTACTCGTCTCTTGAATGTAACTCTTCGTTGTACAGTAGCACCTGAAGAAGTTACGCTGACTTCTCTCATGCCTAACAATATCAGGAAGATAGATTTTATGAGGTCTATTATCAACAAGTTTAAACTTGTATTTGTACCTGATAAAGATATTGCCCGAAAGTTTGAAATCACTCCGTGGAAAGACTGGATCTTACAGGGTACAAATAGAGACTGGACTGAAAAGCTAGATGGGGGTAAAGACATGAAGATCAAACCGCTCTTCTATGGTCAAGAGCGTTTTCAAGTCTTTAGAGATTCAGAAGATGGAGATTTCGTAAACTTAAACTACGGACTTGTAACAAAGCAAGTTTACGGACAGCTAAATCTAGACTCAGCAAACGAACTTATTACTGGTGCAAAAGAAACAGTAACGAGTTTTGCACCTACACCCTTATTGCCGATTGGAAATGCAAATCCAAACGCAGATCCTGTAACAGATCCTTATGTATATTATGCATCAGAGTTCTTGATTCCGCATTTGGCAAAAGATACAAATACTGAGCGCACACCTATTCAGCCAAAGCTTAGACTTGTGTATTACAACGGAATGATCGAAGTTCCAGACTCAAGTCAAAACTGGAAACTCTTAGATGATGGAGGGGCAGGAGTTACTCACACTCGATATCCTCTTGTTTCTCAATATTCTTCATGGCCTCCGAACTCTTCTACCTTTGATCTGAGTTGGGAAAATGAATCTCCGCTCTGGGATACAGAGCAAACAAGCAATCCAGTAGCTCGTACACCTTATGATACATTTAATGTGTATTGGAAGACTTGGTACAACACTACATTTGATCCTTACTCTAGACTTGTAGAAGCATCTTTTGTTCTTGAATATGATGACATCTATAACTTAAAATTCAATGACTATGTTTTTGTAATAGATGCGTGGTATGTTGTAAATAAGATTGTAGACTTTATTGCAGGACAAAAAACAAACTGCAAAGTCGAGTTGATTAAAGTAGGAAACGAGATTGGCTTGACTATTCCACCTACAGTGGTTCTGTACACACCGGTAACTCTATGCTTTGGTTTTACTGCATGTGAAGCATTTTGCTGCAACGGAGAATTTGGACCACAAACTTACTATGTTGATGGTGCAGATCTTTTAGACTCAAACTTTATCTGGACAGATATCTATGGAAGCATTCCAGTTCCAATTGGAATTTACTCAGACGGTGTAACTACAGTAGGAACTGAAGCAAGTGGTGTTATTTCTACTGTGTATGATACTTCAGAATGTGATTGTGAACCTGCAGCAGTTTACGAATTCACCGTTTGTTTTGCAGATGAAGAAGAGGGACTCTGTGTAGCATGTTGCTGCACTGGAGACTCAATAACAGTATATGGGCCAGATCCTACCCTGATCAATAATGCTTTTCTGTATACTGATTCTGGTCTTACTACACCAGCTCCAAATGGAAACTATTACGATAGTTCAGTTTCTGCAAGCCCATTCACTGCACAAGTCGGTGGTGGACTGGGACAAGTGCAAGCAATTGGGGTTTGTACTTCATGTGAATGTAATTTACCAGAGCTTTATGAGCTATTTGCAGAATTTCTAGGACCAGAAATTTCTCCTGAAACGGCTTGTGATGGTGGAGGATTTGAAGTTTCAGTGTGGGGTGATGCAGCTACATGGGATACTTCAACCGAAGTCTTTGTTAACAATATAGGAACTGTTTTTGCAGCAGAAGGAAACTACTATGACCCTCTTACAGATCAAGTCTTTGAAGTAGATGGCAGCGGAACAATTATATCAATTACTTCTTGTAGTGTTCCACCTGTTAATCCAGATGCACAAGCATTTTTTGATGCAGTTGAAGGCGGTGGAGATACTTTAACTGATTTAGAAAAAAGTGCAGTAAACACTCTCGTAAATGATCTACAAGATGCATCTTTATGGTCTCTATTTGATGCATTCTATCCTTTTGTTGGAGGAACTGCTACATCATGTAAATGGAATCTTTTAAATCCAGTTAACACAAATGCAGCATTTCGAGTTACATGGTACGGTGGAATGACTTTCTCATCAACTGGTATTTTAGGTAACAGTAGTAATTCAGGTGGAAATTCTAATCTTAATCCTACTACAGAATCATACACTCAGATTTGTATGGGAGTCTATATTAATGCAGGATTTGGGCCGGTTCCAAATGGTGACTATGATATGGGAGCTTATGATGGAAGAGATTGGATGATTTCACTTGGGTTTAACAACAAAACAACTAAATATGCAAATTTTGGTAGTGGTTATGTTACTCCAACTACAGGTACTTATGCAAAAGCACTCTTCTTAGGCCAAAATAATGGTACAAATATACAAATGTATCAAGGCACAACTCAATTAGCGTCGCAAGCACACACTAGGCAACCACAAACACTGCCTCTAGGAATTGGTTGTAGCTGGAGAAATTCAGTTACTGAATCGACTGCAAGAGGATATGGCACTGCATTCTTTGGTGGTACTTATCTAACAAGCGGGCAAATAACAGATT